TGGGGCGTCACCTTCAAGGACGATCAAGACGCCAAGGGCCTTTGGCGCACATCCGCCGGCGGCGGGCTACTTGCTAAGCCCGCAGGTGGTCCGATCACCGGGTTTCGTGCCGGCCTCATGGAGGACGGCTTCACCGGGGCATTGGTCATCGACGACCCGCTCAAGCCCGACGACGCCTTCTCTGAGAAGAAACGGACCAATATCAACCAGCGCTGGCACTCGACGTTTAAGAGCCGCCTCGCCCACGAGGGCGTGCCGGTGATCGTCATCATGCAGCGCCTGCACGTGGATGATTTCTCAGGGTATCTGCTGAAAGGCGGCGCGGGCTGCAAGTGGCACCACCTGATGCTTCCGATGCGCATCGACAATTCGCAACCCTATCCTTCAGAGTTCACGCACGGCATTCCCATCGAGCACGGCCTGCCGGATGGCCCGCTGTGGGAGGCGAAGCACAACGCCGAGCAGATCAAGGTGCTCGAGTTCGATGCCTACACCTTCGCCAGCCAGGCGCAGCAGGTGCCGACCATCCTCGGCGGCAACCTGTTCAAGGATGAATGGCTGATCGAGTGCGACCCGAGCGAGGTGCCATCATTGCGGTTCCGGTCGATCTACGCCGACACCGCGCAAAAGGTGGGGGCGAAGAACGACTACACCGTGATGGCTGAATGGGGGCTCGGTGTGGATGGTAAGGCCTACTATCTCGACAAGGTGCGGGGGAAGTTCGAGGCGCCCGAGCTGCTCGCTACTGCGGCGGCCTTCTGGGGCAAGGCCCGCTCCCGCCCCACGAACACCTTCGGCGTGCTGCGCTCCTTCAACGTGGAAGACAAGGTTTCCGGCACCGGCCTGATCCAGCACCTGGCTCGGCTGGCGATACCAGTGCAGCCGATCCCTCGCGGGCCGGAGAAAGACAAGTACACGCGGGCTCTCGACGCGGTGCCGAGTTTCGCCGCTGGGCTGGTGCGCATCGTCGATACCTTGCCCGGCCTCGGAGAATTCCGGCGTGAAATGCTCGCCTTCGATGGCACCGAGGGCAACACAGACGATGAAGTTGACACAACGGTTGATGCTGTCGTCGAGATGCTCGGCGGCGGCATTCCAATGGCTGCCTGGGTCTAGCGCATGATCACTGACACGCTGACGAACCTGGTGGCCAACCTGGCAACCGGGACGGCGAAATCCGTCCACGACAAGTTCGGCTTCCGCGCCCTCAACGATTTCGAGTTGGAGAGTATGTACCGCGGAGATTGGATGGCGCGGAAGGTCATAGATCTTCCGGTGTCCGATATGCTCCGCCCGTGGCGCTCATGGCAGGCGGACAACCGGCAGATCGAGGTTATCGAGGACGCCGAGAGGCGGCACCAGATCCGCGCGAAGCTCAAGCAGGCCTTCGAGTGGGCGCGCCTTTACGGCGGATCGGTGATGATCATCGGCGCCGAGGTGGGAGCGCCCGACAAGCCCCTGGAATTGAGCCGTATCGGCAAGGGAGGTCTCAAATATCTCCGCGTGCTGCCCCGGCGCATGATCACGCCGATGGATCGCAATCTCGATCCCATCTCGCCGCTCTATGGAGAGCCTGCCTACTACACCATCAGCTCCGCAGTGACGGGAAGCGTCGAGATCCATCCCTCGCGCGTGATCCGGTTCATCGGCAAGGCACGGCCCGACTTCGACACCAACGTGGAGTGCTGGGGCGATAGCCTGCTGCAGGTCGTCTATGACGCACTCCACGCCGCTGCCCTCTCGCACACGGGTATCGCCGAGCTCATCCACGAGGCGAAAATCGACGTCATCAAGGTCAAAAACCTGGGCACGATGCTATCGACCGATGACGGCACTAAGATCCTGCTAAAGCGGTTCCAGAACGCCTCGATGCTCAAGAGCATCAATAACACGCTGTTGCTGGAAACCGAAGAAGAGCACAGCCGCACGCAGACGAGCTTCACTGGGCTGCCCGATACGCTCATGGCGTTCATGCAGGTGGTGGCCGGCGCGGCCGATATGCCGGTGACGCGTTTGCTGGGCACAGCACCAAAGGGCCTCAACGCAACCGGCGAGGGCGACCTCAAAAACTACTGGGACATGCTCGACGGCCTGCGGCAGGACGAGCTCCGCCCCAAGCTGGAGCTGCTGGATCAGATCCTCTGGCGGGACGCGATGGGCGCCGTCCCGAAGGATGCCTTCTTCACGTTCAACCCGCTCGCGCAGATGACGGCCAGCGAGAAAGCCGACCTCGCGAAGAAGAAGGCAGAGACGGCTCAAATCTATGCGGGCATGGGCATCATGCCGGAAGAGGCGCTCGCCGAGGGCATCGTCAACGGCCTGATCGAAGATGAAACGTTCCCCGGGCTCGAGGCGGCCATCGAGGAAGCCGTCGGGCCCGATGGCGATCTGATCCCCGAGCACAAGACCGAGAAGCAAGAGATCGAGGTGGAGCATGCCAAGGCTGAGCTTCGATCTGCCAAGAATGGCCCTAAAGGGCAGCCGAAAGCGACAGATCGTGCTGCGCCCGGTCCTGCCGACGGTGGCATTCGAGACCAGCTTACAGACGACGCTGAATGGCTGTGTCAGGTCTATTCTGAGCTGGACGCGCGCCAACGTGATGGAGGTGGTGCGGTCTGAGAAGGTCGCCTATCACGCGCCTGCCCTAGCCGAGGCAACGCTTTCCAGATTGGAAATCGTTGGGGACGACGCCGGCGAGAATGCCCGCGCCATCATCGAGCAACTGAGGAACGAATCCGCAGCCTACATCGCCATCGCCGAGGCCAAAGCCCGATCTGCGTTCCAGCGTGAAGCACAGCGGCATACGCAGGCATGGGTCGCATCCGTCAAAGCGGGAACGCAGATCGACATCGGCAGACTGCTCGCGGATGACGACCTCGTGCAACTGCTGTCGATCAAGAGCGAGGAATTCGTCGGGCTCATCCGCAGCCTGTCATCCGACACGATCCAGCGGATCGAACGGCAGGTGCTGGGCTCGATCTTCGAGGGCAGATCGAACGCCGACATCGCCAAGGCCCTGCGGGAGATCGAGGGGATCGGTCTCAACCGGGCAAAGCTGATCGCGCGGGACCAGGCGAGCAAGCTCAACGGCGAAATGAACGCTTTCAGGCAGCAGCAGGCGGGCGTTGAGAAATTCAAGTGGAAGACGATCATCGACGGCCGCGAGCGCGCTTCGCACCATGATCGCAACAACAAGATCTACCGGTGGGATGCCCCGCCGAGCGGCGAACGGCCCGGAATTCCGATAAATTGCCGGTGCCGCGCCCTAGCCGTCCTTGAGGAATACGAGGACTAACCATGCCGCACTTCAATCATCGCCACGGCGAAAGCGCATACGGCGACCGGAAGTCGACGCCCGAATATAATTCGTGGGCGAGCATGGTTCAGCGCTGCTGCAATCCGGCCGAGGCCGCATACGACCGCTATGGTGGGCGCGGAATAACGGTCTGTGACCGCTGGCGCCACGGAGAGGACGGCCTCACCGCCTACGAGTGCTTCCTCTCCGATATGGGCCGGCGCCCCTCCGCAAAGCACTCTCTGGATCGCAAAGAGAACTCGCGCGGCTACTCGAAGGACAACTGCCGCTGGGCGACGCGTAAAGAACAGAGCCGTAACCGCCGCGGCCTCCACATGGTCGAATACGGCGGTGTGACGATGCCGCTCTCGCAGGCCTGTGAAGATGCCGGGCTGCGCTACGGCATGGTGAAGCGTCGCATCTATCGTGGCTGGTCAGCGCACGATGCGCTGACGACGCCACCGCTCGCATAGGGGATCACCGATGTTTCTGGCAACCGACGCCGTCGCCCTTTCGGGCGCGCGGATGACCCGCGATGGATACCTCGTTGCGGATGCGCGCATCGCCCGCGTCGGCGTCTATCAGTACGCCGGCGCCGAGCTCGGCCGGCCCGACCTACCAGTGGTGAACGTCTACCGCTCCGAAGACGTGGTGTTCTCGAAGCAGGCTATGGCGTCCTTCGCCAACCGTCCCATGACGCTGGATCATCCGCCTGAGAACGTCACCGCCGACAACTGGAAGCAGTACGCCACCGGCTACACCGCAAGCGAGGTGGCGAGGGACGGTGAGTTTGTTCGGGTGCCATTGATTGTCACCGACGCCGCCGCCATCGCTGCCATTCAGGCCGGCAAGCAGGAACTCTCCTGCGGCTATAGCTGCTCCATCGAGTTCAAGGACGGTGTGGCGCCTGACGGCACGGCATATCAGGCCGTGATGACGGCCATTGACGGGAACCACGTCGCGTCCGTCGACCGCGGCCGGGCGGGCTCGCTCTGCCGCATTGGTGATAGCTGGAAAGACTTTAACGCCGCGGACAAGGGCAAGCCCGGCGACGGTGAGCGTACGCCCCCCATCGAAGGATCAAACACCATGAACCTCCGCAAGATTGTCATCGATGGGCTCACCATCGAAGTGACGGACCAGGGCGCCGAAGCGGTCGCCAAGCTCCAGGCTCAAATCGCCGACGGCAAGGCGGCCATCGACAAGGCCGCAAAGGACGCCGCCGAGGTGAAGACGGCGCACGACAAGGCCCTCGCCGATAAGGACAAAGAGATCACCGATCTCAAGGCGAAGATCCCCACCGTCGACCAGCTCGAAGAGATGTTCGACCGTCGCGCGGCTGTCATCGACGCGGCCAAGAAGCTGGCGCCGGACCTCGATCCCAAGGGCAAGTCGCTCGCCGATGTGCGCAAGGCCGTGGTCGCCAAGCGTCTCGGCGATGGCGCCGTGAAGGATCGCAGCGACGACTACATTGCCGCGCAGTTCGATGCGCTGGCC